TTATGACGAGCAGTGACGCCATCTTCAGTGAAATAGAAAAAATATGCATAGACCCAACCGAGACTGAGCATATTGGTGAACTGTTTCAAATATTGGCTATCACTCCTGATGCCTTTCAGGACAACATTTTCAACATAAGCGTCTCAGCACCTGTCATATTTATTGAAAGAACTGAAAATAAGATTTCAGTCTTGTTAGGAGAACGCGTTTGCACTTTCTACAGGGCGCTCGATCTCGGTGGTCAATATGTCTTCTCAGCGTTTCAGCAAAGAAAGAACAACTTCGCAGTGCAGATTTATACTTCAAACTTCCAAATGCACGATAATGTGAACAAGTTATTTGGTGAGTCTCAATCAATAAACTTAACACGAAACATAATGATACCATTTTTGGTGCCAGTGGAGAAACTGAGATGAACAAGACGAAGCGTATTATAAATTTTGTCAGAAACAGTTCGGTTGAAGACTTACAAATGATTGTTGAAATAGCATATGCTGAACTGCATATGAGAGAGTTATTAGAAAGACTCACAAATGAAAATGAAGAGCAAGTGCGGGCCGAACAAACACAAAAATTAGGAGAAAATTAATGGCAAGGAAAGTTACGTTTGCAACGCGAGTCGGAAGAGTCCGCCGTGCAATCCAAAATGGCGATGTTCAAAGAGGTCTAAAAGAGTTGATGATACTTGGTCTAGAGGCTAATGAACCTGAAGACTACAAACTATCACCCAGAACTCTTTATGACATGTTATCAACCCTCAAAAAATTACGTGAACAAGAAGGTGCAGTAGATGACGGTGAAGAAACAGAAGAACTCGACGAGTGGCTCAAAGACGAAATTTCTCCAGGTCATTAAAAACGAGCCACTTCGATTTATCAGCAATCTGATAATTATCAATAAAAACGGTAAGCGTGTCAAATTACAACCAAATGCTGAACAGATAAAAATCATCTCTGCCTTGGAAGAAGGCGGCGATACTCTTGTCTGTAAGGGCCGACAAATTGGTTCATCAACAATCATCTCAGCTTACTTGTTTTGGAAAGCATATGTTGCTGAAGAGCCTGAGACTTATGCAATCTTGAGCCATAAGATGGGCAGTTCAAAGCATTTGCTAAAGATGCATAAAACATTTTATGACAACTTACCAACGTCACTAAAGCGTGAACTTGCAGTTGATAACACAATGGAACTGCGTTTTGCTGATACAGGCGCCGGCATCATTGCTGCATCTGCTGGTGGTGAAGGTGGTCTACGCTCATTTACATGTACTGCTCTTCATATGTCAGAGTATGCTTTCAGTCCGAACCCAGAAGAGCTGAAGGCAACAGCAATCAGCGCCCTGAACAATGGTCAGCTCATTATCGAGAGCACAGCAAATCACTTTAATGATGCACTTCATCAAGAAGTTATGAAATATGACCGTGGTGAAGCATCATGGAACTATCTTTTCTTCCCATGGTTCGAACACGAAGAGTATCAACAAGACCTACCACCAGGTGTCGCTTGGACTGAAAGCGAAATAGATGAAAGGGGTCGCTGGGGTTTGACTGATGAACAGTTGTATTGGCGTCGTCTGAAGATAGAAAAGATTGGAAGAGACAAGTTCAAACGTGAGTACCCTGCTGACATTAATGATGCGTATGCAATTTCAGGCAACACTTGGCTTCGTGCTGATGACTTCAACAACATTGAAGTCCTGCGTGTTGACCCGACTGAACTTGTAACATTTCAAAAGCCACAAGCTGGCGAGTCATATGCAATTGGTGTTGACACCTCAGGCGGCGTTGGAGGAGACAATGCAGTCATCTATGTTATCAACAAGCGAACAATGCAACCTGCAGCAATTTGGCGCTCTAATCTTGTCCCTCCAACTGGTCAGGCTGAAATGGCAGTGAACCTTGGGACATCATACAACAATGCTCTCGTACTTGTAGAAAGTAACAACTACGGCCATGTTGTCATTAATGAGATGAAACATCAAGGCTATCACAAGCTCTGGAAAGATGATAGTGGTGGTGATTGGACAACAACAGTGAAGACCAAAACTGAAATGTTTGAGCGTTTGAAAGACCACATACAAAAGTGTGTCATTAGACAAGTCGACAACATCACATACTCAGAGTTGCGAGCAATCACAATAACTGAGCGTGGCTTGATACAGCTTCCTGAACAGATGTCAACACACGCAGACTCCGCAGTTGCAATGGCACTTGCTTATACTTGCGCTGAAAAGGTGATATTGCGTCAAAACTCTTATCTTCCAGATTGGGTTGTGGCAAACAGAGCACAACGTATCACAAAAAATGCAGGTGCATCAGTTGGAAGATCTCGAAGGTACTAATGGAAAAAGAGCACACTTTCAGATGACAGATGCAAAAAATGTGTTAAAAAGACGCAAACTTTGTTATTTTTAAGCAATAGTCGCGTATATATAGTAACATTGGAGATAAAAACTCATATGGCACGCACAGTTGATGATGCTTTGAAATTTTGTACACTTGTCTTGGCTGAGCATAAGAAGTATTGGCTTGACAAGCAGGCAGAACTGAAGCGCTACAAGAACGTTTATGAGAACAAGTTTTGGGCTGACCACAAGTTTGATGACACAATGATACGTGTTGAGACTAGTGATGGTTTCAGTTATATTGAAGGTTTTATTTCAGCTTTCTTTGCACGTCAGCCAGCTGTTGTCGTTGGAGCAGACATTGCTGCTTCAGGCGGTGACCCTAAGCTTGCTCAAGCAGCAAGTAACAGATTTCTTTATAATCAGCGCGAACAACTTGAGATTGCTGCAAGACTTGCACTCATTTATGATTACTCAGCGTTGAAACTATCACCACGTACTTCGTCTGATATGTTGGACAAAGTTGTTATCAAAGCAGTTCCTTGCTGGGAAGTTGTTGTTGACCGCGATGCAACTGGTGCTGATGACCAGAGATACATTGGACACAACTACTACATCACACTTGCACAGGCAAAGCAGATTTGGGGAACCAAGAAATACACTGCAGTTCCAAAGGTAGACTACTTTACTTCAGATGACAAAGGTCGCCTTCCTCGTTCAAACAACTCACTTCCTGATGATTATCTCTATATTGAGATACTTGAGCTCTATGACTTTGTCAATGATGAAGTATATTTCTTCTCACCAAACTATCACAATGGTCAGAAGTTCTTGCTACGTGATACCATACCAGTCAGAACTTATGATGACAAGGCACTTGCTCCAATTGTTCCACTGTTCTTCTCACGTGTACCAAGTCGTCCATTTATAGGGCTTTCGGCAATGGGCCGTGTTTATGACCAGATTTACGAGAAGAACGTCCTCAGAACTTACTGGGCAAACGCTGTCCGCAGAGACAGTCGCCAATATCTCTACAAGGAAGGACTTGTCGATGAAGAGGCACTTGCAAAGGTAACTGCTGGCATTGACGGCGCAATGATTGGCATTGACAATGATACACTTGAAGGTGTCATCAAAGCAGTTCCAGTTGAACCAATCTCTGGAAACTTTGACCGTTACCTCGCATACATTGAAAGTGACCTTGCTCGTGGCTCTGTCCTTGCTCCTTTCAGTCGTGGTGAGGCAACAAAAGCAACAGCAACTGAGATTACAGCTCTTGCACAGTACTCTGCATCTGAAATTGGTAAGATGGCAAGAGAGCGTGATAATGCACTTGAAAATATCATCATCACTTATCTTCGTCAGTTGGTCTTGCTTGCTGATGAAGGCGAGACCGCTGTTCTTGATGTTGAAGGAACTGCAAAGGTTCTAACAGCAGACGACCTGGAAGGAAAGTTCCGCATCAATGCACTTGACCAAGGCAGCACACCTCTTTCAGATGCTATTAGAAAGCAGAACCTCATCAGTCTTCTTCCAACGCTTCAGGGTCTTGGCGTCGCTCCAAGAGCTGTTCTTGAAGAGATTGTCAGAAACTACGAACTACCAAAGACCTTCCTCCAAGTCGATGAGGTTAAGAGCCCAGCACCTGGTCCTTCAGCTTCTGACATTGCAAATATTGAAGGTGGTCCTACTACACAAACAACTGGCGCTGAAAAGATTGCAAGCGCACTTGGAGTTGCATAATGCCGATTTATGAGTGGAAATGTGATAAGTGTGGTCTGAAAGATGAACACATTATGTCATGGGAACGTGCACAGAGGGTTGAAGTTGTCTGCCAGAAATGCTCATTAGCAATGACACGTATTGTTTCTCTTATTGCAAAAACTGCAATGGGTTGGCACGGAAATTGGTCTGAAGGCATGAGTCATACTTACTTCAGCAAAGCACTTGGTCGGCAGGTTGCCAATGCACGTGAAGAGGCCAAGATTATGCAGAGCCGTGGCTTTGTAAATGAGCGTGACCTGCCACAGCACTGGTTTGCAGATAATCAGAGCAAAATAATTGAAAAGAGAGCGCAGCAAGATGCACTTTCAGATACTTATGCAAGTAAGATAAAGGGTGGTCTGACACCAGCTCAGGCGATTACTGAAACCTTTACTGCTGAGAAGTGTCTTAGTGGTGAACTAGATAAAGTGTGGGACGATAAAATTTCAACGACCTAATTGGTCAGGAGACATTATGAAAAAAATCAAAATCGAGATTGGCGGTGATATGACTGGACCACTTTCAGGTGGACTAAAAGAAGCAGCATATGCTGACAGTGAGACCGTGAAGGTATTATCACCAAAAGGCAACTTCACTGGGAGAGGTTTGGCTCCTCTTGTAAAAGCTACAAATAAGTTGCTTCCACTTTTTGGACAGTCTGGTGACTACCCAACCCTCCCTGGTAACTTAAAAGAGCTTCCAGAAGACTTCACTCGTGTTATCACAATGTTCGTAGCAGCTGTTAATGATGCAATTGCTGAGGAAGTTGTTGGACCCGAAATGGCAATCAGCCTTGACAGCATCACAGATGACACTGGCTTGCTAACACTTGCTGGCAAACTGCAGATGCTTGCCTCATCAAAAGACTTCAAGAAGTTCTTGTCTGAGCCACCTACGGACGAGACTCGTGGAACTGAAGCTGGTGAGGAAGGCGACATGCCTGAAGAGGAAATGTCAAGTGAAAATGCTGACCAACTCATGATGGGACGCATGTAAGAAGTAATGTTGAGGAGGGGGCATGTCGCCCCCTCCTAATAGATAAGATAGATACATACTACAAGCATTGGTTGGTCCTTAAGCTGCCAACCATAACAAAACACGGAGAAATATTATGAGCGAAAATGTTGAGACTGTCGCAACTGACAATACCTCAGCCACCGCAACTGAAGCAGTGGTTGAAGAAACCCCAACCATTGCAACTTTGGAAGACTTACTTCAGCTTTCAGTTGATGATGACCCACTCTTTCATGATGATGCAAAACATCAGGGTATGAAGCCAATACAGTCATGGCTAAAGAACGTACCTGAAGAGGTCAGAAAGCATCTTGCAAACATCAGAGCAGACTACACACGCAAAACACAGGAAATCTCAAAAATGCGTGCTGAGGTAGAGGCTGCAAAGTCAGAGCTAACAAGAAACAATGAAAGCCTCCTAAAAGGTCCACTTGCAAATCAGTTAAAGCAAATTGATACTGAGACAAAGTATGACCTCTTTGATGAAGATGGCATGAAGAACGAAATACAGCGTCAAGCAGCTCTCATGTTGAAGCAAATGCTCGAACCTGCTCAGCAAGAGCTTGAAGCAAACACACGTAAGCTTGCTCTTGAGAAGTTCAGAACTGAAAACCCTGAGCTAACTGACGACGCATACAAGAAGCCAATCATCAAACTCTTGCAAGACCGCCCTGAACTGAAGCTTGAAGATGCTTTCTATATTGTGAAGGCACAGATTGACGGCGAGAAGCTGAAGGTTGAAAAGGCAAAGATTGCTGCAAATAAATCTGCAAGACGTGAGACTGCTGTAAAAAGTACAAGTGGAACAAAAGCTTCACCAAGCGGCACTCCACAATTCCGTAGTGCAATTGAGGCATATAATTATCATAAAGCACAAGGAAAGTAACAGATTGGTTTATCATTTCAGTTTTTAGTAATACATACAATTATGCGAAGCAACCTTTCCCGTTCGCAGGAGAAGACCGACAAGTCGACAACTTCTCCTAAACCCTGGTGAAGGAAGCAAAATAGAACCCGGGTAGGCCGGACAATCTAATAGTCTCAAGTTCAATTTTAACAACTAAGTATTTCCAATAGGAAAAGGAAAACATCATGGCTATCTCAAACGATCTTCTCTCTTCAACCCTCTACAGCATCAGAGACTCTGAAGTCGACGAACTCTACAAGAAGGTTGCATTTCTTGACGGTGTCCGCAAAGCCGGTGGCGTCGAGACCGAACCAGGTGGTATCAAAATTCAGCGTCCTCTTGCAATCCAGGAGCACAGCACTATTACCCAGCTAGCAACTGGTTATGAGCCTGTCAACCTTGCAGTGAACGACGTCCTCCGTCCAGCTATCTATGACTGGGCTGACTTCGTGGCTCCTATCGTAGTCACCAAGAAAGAGGAAATGGAAAACAGCGGCGAGTACGCAATCGTCAAGATTGTTGAGGCTCGTATGAAGTCTGTTATGGGCATGCTCCGTAGAGAGCTCAACAAGCAGGTCCTTCGCGGTGACTCTGCAGTCCTTACCTCACTCAACACCCTAAACGGTAACGTGGGTATTGGTTCTGCAACTGGTTTCCTTGAGCACCTCGCTGTTGGTTCACAGACAAACGTGGTCGGTGGTGTCTCCAAGGCAACCTTCTCAACCACTCCAGGCTGGCAGAACCAGTTCCAGAACGGCGGTGGTTCACTCGGTATGGACGACCTCTATAACCTCTACATCAAGGCAAACTCAGTGGCTCCAATGGGTGACGTTAAGCACCTCATCACGAGCGAAACTGTTCTAAGCCAGTACCGCCAGTTGCTCTTTGCAAATGAGCGTTACATTGACACCAAGACCCTCGATGGTGGACGTATGGCACTTGCTTTCAACGGCGCAATGGCTGAGCAGGACCCACAAATGGGCTTTGCATCTTCAGTTGCAGGTACTGTTGGCGCATACATGCTCAACTACGATGGTATCAAGCTCGTCTTCCACGCTGATGGCGACTTCGCAGTTTCACCTTTCGAGTACATCTCTGGTACCACAGCACGTTCAGCTCAGCTCTACGTCAAGTGCCAGCTCGTTGCTGACTTCCTTGGTGGACAGGGCGTTCTCATCAACGCCGGGTAATAGCTAACAACTAACAATAAAGGAAAAAAAGATATGGCTACTTCAACACTCATTAACTACCTCGAGACTAGCCTCGTAACTGGCCTCGGCACTTCAGTATCTGTCGGTAACGAAACAATGGACCGTTCACAGGTTGAAACCTTCATTGCCAAGGAGACTCTCCTTGTTGGTGACTGGGTTGCTTTCGATTACGCTGCTACTAACTCTGGCGACGTAACTCTAGGCGTTTTCAAGGCTGACAGCAACAGCTCTCCAGTTCGTACACCTATGGGTGTCGTTCTCGGTTCAGCTGAGACTTCAGGTCTTTTGACCGCTGGCAAGAAAGTGAAGGTTTGTATCTCTGGTGTCTGTAACGCCCTCGTTGGTGACAACGCTGGTGCCGGTAACGCCATTGGAACACTTCTCCAAATTACCTCAACTGCTGGTCAGGCTGACGTTGCTTCCGCAGCTTCAGCCCAGCCAATTTGTGGTATCTTGGCAGCAACTGTCGCCGCCGCCGCTGGTGCTACTCAGAAGCGCGTTGTAGTTATCAAGCAGTTCTAATACACTCACCGATAGGGGCCTGACAGGGTTTGTCTTGTCAGGCCCTTATTGTTTGTTACTTTACAAATTTCATCTCCATAATTAGAAGTAGGAGAAGACATGAACCTCGCTGCCCTTCGTGATAAAATCAAAAATCTAAGCGACTATAGCCCAGACTTGGTGCAATACAATGACCAAATTGATACACTAATCAATGATGCATACCACTCAATTTGGACTGGAAAGCGTTGGACATTTGCAACAAAGAGTAAAAACTTTTATTTCCACCCAGACATACTTCCAAATCGTGACAAGCCTGTAGGCGGAGCTGATACAACAGCAGCCCTCAACAAAGGTTCTCGTGAAGTCGTCTTTTCACAGGTAATTAGCAGATTAGGTGAAGCTGTTACTTGGGAAGGAGCAATCTTTGCGTCTGAAGGTATTGAGTACACCATTAGCAAAGTTGTTTCAACAACTGTTATTTTGCTTGACTCTGTTTATCTTGGTGGCACACTCGCTGCATCAACCGACTGGGTAATCAAGAAGCGCTTCTATGCTCTTCCTCAGGACTGCATTGAGCTCTTCAACATCAGCCACCGTGATGCTCCTATCTCATCAGCATCTGGAGCTGGAACATTTCCTCCACGTGGAAAACTTCTTGCATTGCTTCCACGCCGTGATGAAGAAATTAATCTTCGTGAAGACTACAAGGCTGCATTTGCTGAGGCGTTTGTTTGGAGCCCACAAGTTTTCATACCTCCAGCTGAAAAGATTGGTCTAACATCAACAGCAAGTGGTGAAGGTATAACTGGCTTCCCAGCCAACACTTGGCTTGAGGTTTGTTGGGCATTTGAGAAAGACGGCAAACTTGGTGCACTATCACAGCCAGCAACAATCAAATTTACTG